TTGAGCTTGTGACCATGCGCTATTGTCTTCCCAAGTATCAGAGATTCCGGGAGGTTTTACGCTCCAACGTTCGCAGGCACGCCAGATGGCGTAGACTGCTGTTCGGAATTTTGGAATGACTCGGTGCTGGGCACCTGAGCCTGACCAGCTAAAAAACGCTTTGTTGCCTCGTCGATTTTAGACTGGTTCAGGCCACAGGCATCCGTAACACAGATTTCGATGCGTCCAATCTCACCTGGTGAGAGACCAGCAGTCTGCATCTCTGTCTTATAGTTCGACCATGTTGATGGATCATCCATCTTCACAGTCTCCCATTCCAGACCCTCAGTAGCTTCGAGAGACTTGATCAGCATCCAGTAGAACTTCCTGGTTGCCCACTCCTCAATCTTAGCCTTATAGCGAGGATCCTCAACATTTTCCTGGACGCCTCCCCCACGCAAGAGCATCTTAGGTGCTGTTGGCATCGGGTTCAGTTTGTCGCAGTCCTCATAGTTCAGAACAGCCTGAGCCTTGAACACAAGATCCCCGCTTTGCCGTGGAATAACCACAACCTCGATATTGGGGCCGTCGAGCTTCTTACCTTTGATCTTCATAGTCTTCTTTCTTACAGAGATGCTAGCGTCAATTAGACGCTGGGCTGGAGCGAACGAACGATACTGGCGACCTTCGAGTTGCACTTACCGGACACAGCAATAGTGCCAGCGCGCACATCATGGTCAAGAGTCTCGTAGCGGAAATCAGGCAATGTGATGAACTCCTGCTCCTGTGTCGGAGCACCAGCACCACAGTTCGGAACGTTCTCGACAACAACGTCAACCGCGAACGGTCGGCAAGCATCCGGATCACTCGAGATCCAGGTAGCCGCATTGTTCTGGTTCTTCAGGACATCCTCAACAGTCGGCGGAACGCCAGCCGAGTCAAGGTTACCCGTAATGAACTCCCAGAGGAGATCAAACGAGACATCCATCGGAACCTCGTCACCTTCACGAACCTCATCAATACGTCCCCGGTCGAGAGTGTACTCGATAGTCCGGTTCTCACTGTAGGTAAGGTTACCCTCACCGACCTTGATGATGATCTCATTGGCAGTTGGAGTGGTCCCATCGACCAGCTTCAACTCCGTGTTCTTGATGTCAATTTGAGCCATTGAGTCCTCTCCTTAAGAGGTTTGCAGAAGCATTTTGTAGTGGCCTTCGACTGTGGCCTGTATCAATTTCGTCTTAATGTCGATCTGTCCAAAATGGTTAACCTCAAGATAATCACGATGTTCACTATCTTGAAGGAGCTGTAGACATCCGACAAAAGATTTATCGTCTTGTGGATTATTCCCATAGCGCCAGACGTTAATAGACTTCTCGAAAGCAGCCGTTAACGTTCCAACATTCTGGTGGAGTCTGTGATAATTCTTTTCGTCCATAATTGATTGTACGAGAATATTTACTTCGATTTGTAATAGCCAACAATCTTTACTAATTTCCCGCATAAGGGGACCATCGAGCCGAAGTTCAAAGAAATCCTTGAAATCTCTTGTTGCTCGATGTTGGCCTTCGATAAATAGCGGTAAGCCCGCTAATTGTGCTGCATCTGTAAAGTGCCGACTAATTGTCGCAAAAATCCATCGTGGCCAGTTTGGATTAGCACTCATATTAACCAACAGGCTCACTATTGTCGATACCTTCGACAAGTAGTATGTAGCCTTTTTTCTTTTCTAGCGCGGTAATCTTCTTAATCTCATAGCGTTGATCGTCAAACTCGATGTGATCATCATTTGTAAAGACGAAGTTCTTTGGCAAATCCTTGGCGTCGAAGATTACTTGTCGAATCTTACGGTCAAATAAAGCACCGCCGACGAAGTTATTATTTGCCGCGATAAAAGTTAGATCGTAGACAAAATGCCTATCAATCTCATTTGGAAGGACAGGTGCCCTTTTTACTAGTATCGTATTATAGGAACGTTGAATTTCTCCCGTCTCAACATCCTGAGTTTGATCCTTGTATTGATATATAGTAACAGCCAAACCATACTGACGCTTCAGACGATAGAGAACTATTGCGATTTGTCTCAATACATTCTGTGTCATCAGTACTCCTGGCGTGTGGGGTGGGGATTGCTCCCCACCCCACAAGTCAATTAGCCAAGCATCACGGTGCCGAGCGAGGAATCAAGAACCTTGACGCCACAGAGCAGGTCGCAGGTGACCAGGTGACCCTGCTGGTTCCCGTCATAGGTCATGACAACCCGCATCGACAGCCCGTTGTAGCTGGCAACGAAGCTGAGAGCACCCGTCCCAGACTGAGGAGCAGCCAACGGACGAGTGACCAGAGCCAGCGCCTGACGGTGGAACGCAAAGTTGTAGTTCCCAGCCGGGCCAGGAGCCACAAACGTATCGTCAGGAGCCGCCGCCTCCAACGGACGGTTGAGCAGAAGGCTGATCGTCGAGGGGGTGCTCAACGCCCCGTAGACAGGCTCCGTCCCAGCAACACCAAGACTGATGAGCTGACCAGTGTTCGGAGCGATGGCGAAGCCATCGATGACCAGCTCCTTAGAATAACCAAGACCATAGCCAGCAACCAGGTTGATCTGGCCCGGAACATACTCAACGATGGCAGCGTTGTCCACGACATTCCGCGCAAGTGCGGGAGTAATCGTGATCGACGTCGGAGTGCCAGCACCGGCCGACGCTGTGACACGATGCGGAACATCGTCACCCGCAATGGTCACCCACGAGCCGTTCTGGATCGCAGTACCAGCAACACGTCCGTCAATGGTCAGGACGGTATCGCCCTTGGCATAGCCGGCAGCGTTGTTGATCAACAAATCCGTGAGGATAGTGTTATCATTCGTCCCGCTCGGGATCGAGGGAGTATTCTGGCTCATCCAGTGCAGGATGCCATACTTCTTACCCAGCGAGCCTTCACGTAACGCCGTACCCTCATCACCAACCTTGTCGGCAGTGATCCACGAGTCGATGGCCAGCAGGTCCGCCTCAGTCTGTGGCGTGATGATGAGGTTACGTCCCTCCATCGGAACCTTGAGCTGGTTCATCTTGTTGCGGACAGCGATGACAGTCTCCTTAGTCGGAGTGACACCAAGCTGACCAACAGCGTTCGGGAGGAACTGATAGACCTCCGACAGAACGACCTCATCGACCATCTGAGCCAGCGAGAGCATAGCCGGAGCAAGCAGGTTATCCCGCAAGCTCTGGAAGCCCTTCGACTCCTCACCATCCTTCACGAGGAAAGAGGTGTGAAGATGCTGGTTCAGCGGCACAGCCACATTCGGCGTGACAGCATTCTGCACTGTCACGCTGTCAGCATCCGTCTTGCGCTTACCAACAAAGTTGGCGGGCAGGCGAGTGTTGACGATATCACCAAAGTTCGCGATCTGGTTCTCGAAATCACGGTGGACGAGGTTACCCGCCACCATGTTGTTCTCCAGAAGCATGAGGCCCTCTTGAGCCCACAACTCCGGGATGAACGCATCGAGGTCATTCGCGAACACAGGAATCCAAATCTTACCGAAAGAAAGCATTTTCACTCCTACTGGAAATTGATGTCGCCAGCCTTGCGTGCCCTACGAAAGGCAGCAGGGTCCCTGGCAAGGTTCCTAACGTCTGGCTTCTTACCTCCCGGCTGGGAGCGTAGGCCAGCACCACCAGATCCCTCACCCCGAAAGAGGTTCAGGTACTCTTCTTCTTCTTTCATCCTCTTAATCGCATCACTTGGAGTGAGATCAAGAGTAACGGGCTTGCCGTCTTTGTCCTTAGTGGCATAGCGCACTTTAGGGGACAATTGTCCAGTTGGCTTACCCTCTTCATCAAGAACCTCAACGAGTTGAGTATTCCGGCCTAGAATAGCAACAATTTGCCTGGGAGAAAACGCATTGTTTGCGGCCGCAGCGTCCGTTAGCGAACGCTCAATAGTGGATTCAGTGAAACGCTGTTGCCAAGTATTTTTCTCAGCTTCCAGCGACTCCATACTCTGACGATATTGCTTCTGCGCCTTCTCAGCAGCAAGACGAGCCTGCTCCTCTTTCGTACGCATCTCATTCTGGATCTGATCCAGCCGAGCGTCAAGCTCTTGGCTTTGTTGATTAGTCAACTGCGCTTTTGAACGCAGCGCATTGGCCTCATCAACAGCCTTCTGGACGATCCTCTGATGCTTCTTCTTCTCAGCAGCAAGGATACGATTAAGTTCCTTCTGCTGATCCGAATTGAACTTCGCAGTTGCAATAGCAGCTTCTGATGCTGCATCGTCACCGTCAGAAGTCTCGATAACCTCAGCCTCAGTGGGAGCAGTTGCAGCCGCAGCCGCAGCAGCCTCCTCGCCCTCAAAAACTGGGTACCAGATGTTAATATCACTGAATCGCATTTCAAACTCCAATAGTGTCATCTGACACGGTTGTTAGGCAGATGCCTTATTTTCTTCGACCAATGCTTGCATCTTCATCTTCGTCTTGTGCGTATGTGGGATCTTCTTCCCCTCCTCAATCTTCACTAGGAACTTTTGGAGTTGACTATCATTATCGTCTAAGAGACGATCAATCTGCTCCTCACGCTTTTGTCGTTCCTGCTTGCTTGTAGCCATTATTCTTCCTCATCGTAATCAGACTCTATGACAAGAGCCGGAAGGTTAGCCAAAGCTTCAATAGCTCGATTCGAGCGAACAAGTTGCTTCATAACTTTTGTCTGAAGCCGATCATACCTTTTATCTTGGGCACCTTGGCGATGAATGAAATAAGCACACGTAACACCATAAAGCCCAACAAGTGCAAGGATCACCCAAACAAGAATATCTTGAGCTTCACCCTTGAGAAGATCAGAATTCTGCGCAAGTATCCACACTAGCTTGTCCTATGTAGTTCGAGTTCTAATGGATCACGAAGATAAGGACGCAAATATGTCCAAGCTGTGAAGCTTGGGATACCAGCTAGAAGATGCGGAGCTTGAACACTCCGATCAAAAGTAGAACGAAGACTTCCATATGCTTGGGATGTCATGAACAAATTCTCATATTCGATCTCAGGACTCACACCATCGAGTAATGCCAGAGCAATCTCAGATGTTGCATTCTTGATATCCTTCGGCACCACAGTATCTGTGCAGCGCGGAAATTGATTCTCTTGTGTTGCAACAGCTTTCTGTCCAGAATAATTCAAACGATCAATGATGTTAGTAGCATGTGCCAATGCTTTGGTCCTATGCGTAGAATCAGCATCATCCCAGGGCTCAGTCCCCATCCGCTGATCGAAATAGACTTGGGCTTCTGCTTCTGTGAGATAGCTAGGCACCTTGCCCCCGAGTCTGATCTTCTGTTGTCATGAGTGTAGTTGTGTCATTCGCTTGTTGACGTTCAACAACACCCGAATTGCTATCAGCATCAAGAGCTGGAACGCCACGTGCCTGTGCTTTGACCATATCCCGTTCGGACATCTGTGCACGAACAATACGTGCAGCACGCTCAGCATGATCCTTAGCAGCTTGCTCAGCCTCACCCTTCGGGTAACCACGTAGGCGCGATGCAAGCTCGTCGCCAACGAAACCAGCTTCATGGTCGGAGCGAATGATGACAGGATCAGTCACAATGACAACAGCTTCATCGATCTCTGAGTACATCTGTTGCAACTCATCGAGCGAAACCTTATGGCCCTGCATAATTGTAATGATGTCTTTAGTTGTCTGCTTCTGGAATGTCGGACTCGGGATTGTAGGGAG